GTTATCCCCATGAACACATGGTGGCAAAATAATATGGAAGCGTATATCGGACCTATTCTGTCTCTTATGGGAATTGGAATCAGCGGTCTTATAGGCTGGGTTTGGGCGCTGTGGAAGGCGCACACAGACTTTAAGCTGAAGGTGTCTGAGGACTACATGAAGGCTTCATCCATCAATGAGCTAAAGGGAGAAATCCACGCTCTTCGGGATGTGGTCTATAGGATTGCTGTTAAAATGGAAGTACCTGTATTCTCGGAACCATATAGGCGAGACCGATAATGAGCGATTCTCAGGGGGATCAGCGGGCGCTTATTGAGGCTCTTGATCGATTCACGGACAAGGCCGACAAGGTTCTTAGTCTAAATTCTGGCAATACAAGTAATGCTATCCATGTAAATGCTGGCGGGATTGGAGTATGGGCGTGCTTGACTGCATGTGCAGTTAGCATGGTCCTATGTGCGGTGATGGCGGTAATGTTTCTGGATATGAATAGAAAATATGATCGCACTCAAGATCTTTTGAGCGTGATCTATCAGCAAGCCCCATGGCTTAAACCACCATCCGAAAAGAAGGAATAATATGTCCACCATCATTATCATCACTCCGCCTAAGCGTGAGAATCGACAGGCCCAGGTGCAGCAGTTCGGCGCTGAGTACGTTGAAGGAGCACGGACCTCTGATATTCTGCGGGCCGTGGCAGATCAGATGGAACAGCAGGAAGAATCTGATGAAAACGACCGTTAAGCCGCAAGGCTTGCACAATTGGCGAACGGTGTTAAAGCAGTACAGTACTTGGGTACTGCTGTTTGTAATGGCCCTGCCTGAAGCATTCCAGCTTGCCGTAAGCTACGGAATCGTGAACGTCAGCGGTGGCGATGACCCGATTTCTAAAGTTGCGCAGCTTGTGGCGGCGGTCGGCCTTGCATTGAAGTTCATCAAGCAGCAGAAGCCTGCTGCATAACTAAGAGGGTGTGAAAATGAGTGATAAGACTGGCTGGATCAGTGACACCACTAGCTTCATTGAAGTGGTTGGCGGCTTTGTTAGCAACGGCTTCGGCGAAGGCTAATGAACGCCATCATCCTAGCGCTAGGTGGAATTAGGGCGACTGTCTTTGCGGCAATGGCTACAGTATTCCTCCTAGTCGCCGGGGTGCAGACGTGGCGTCTTGGGAATTCTCAGGACGCCTATGCTGCCTATAGAGATAAGGTGGTAGCCGCTACAGCCAAGGCGGCTCAGGCGGCGGCTACTGCCCGAGAGAAGGCGCAAGTTGCTGTAATCGAGTACCAATCAAAGTCGGCTGAGGCCGAACGTAACTATCAGGCCGGACGGGAGTCGGCTATCCATGCTCAGCAAACTATTGTTGATGACCTTCGCAATGACCGTATCCGGCTGCGCGGCGAATGGGCAGCTTGTATGTCCAAGCGAGTACCAGCAGGTGAAGGCGCTAGCGCCACTGCCAGCGGATCGGATGGAGAAGCCGCAGTACCAGCAGAGGCTTTCGGAAGAGTTCTTCGGATCGGCGCAGACGCAGACAACCAAGTCCAGTGGCTCCAATCCGAACTGACCGCTACCCGAGAGCTATACAGCAAGTGCATGGTTCCCAAGGATAAGTAATGTTTGACATTCCTAGTTCAGAGGAAATGCGGGCATATAAGCCCGCTTGCTGGTGTCATAAGTGCAGCCCTAATTGGTACAAGATGACTCACATGATCCTATGCCCTGACTGCGGCAATAAACGTTGCCCCAAGGCTAACGATCATCTCCACGCCTGCACCAGCAGCAACGCTACAGGGCAGCCAGGAAGCGCCTACTGAAATGCGACATATCAAGATGGATACTCTGTATCCGTTCATCGAACTAATTTGTCCGGTTTGTGATGAGGAATCGGACTACCCAGTGTATCAGATGGATTACGAGCAAATATGGAACAGTAAGTTCCAGTCCCCTATCTGTCACTGCGGGCACAAATACAGCATGATTGAGGTGCGCCAGAGAGGCGTTATCTACGGGTAGAAATATGAAAGAAATTGAGGGGATTGAAGAGAGAGCTATTAAGTATCTGGCTGGTGCCTACTATTGTGCAGGTCATCTCGCACTTAGCAATGATCTTCTAGAAGGTAAAAGGATGGTTGATGATTGTCCGCTTCAGGCAGTTATCAACATTCTTAGGCTATGCGATCAAATCTATGAAAGGAATCATGCGCTAGAGATTGAGTTGGCGCAGCTAAAGTCTAATGAGCGATTCATCACTGGATGGAAAAGTATTGGAGGTTATTGCAAAGATGCAGTGATTTCCCATATAGAAGAAAAATCTATAGATTTGATGCAGTTCCGCGAGGCTGTTCTTAGTTGGGCAGAGGACGCTGAAAACGACTTGACCGACGAACGTCTAAATAAGGCGATGCGTCTTTTTCGGATTATTGATGGTCAGAATGGAGAGGATGAATGAACGCGAGCAACGCTAAGGACTACCTGCCGCTGGTGCAGGCGCTTGTAGAGGGTAAGACTGTTCAGTACCGCCTGCTAGGCGAAAAGTGGTCAACTGGCGGGGATGTTGATTTCAGCCTCCCGCCAGATCAGTACCGCATCAAGCCTGAGCCGCGAGAGATTTGGGTGAATGAGTGGGATGGAAATGGGTTTGTTGTGTTTTCAACAGAATCCGAAGCCATGGAACACTCCAAGCGATACGGAATTGGCCATGTGACTACACGCTACCGCGAGGTGATCGAATGAGTGGGCCGCATAACAAGCAGAGGGCAGCGTAATGGCAATGAACAAGGCAGAGAAGGCGCATGTAGCCGCTCTTGAGAAGCAGCTTGCGGAGGCCCGAGCCTTCCGCCGGACTGATGCGGTTGAGACGGACTTGTTTCCGCCTAATGGCTATAGCCCGGAGAAATTAACATTTGGATTCCGCCCGTTTGTTTGCGGAACGATTGAGTTCAGGGCGGAGCCAATGGCGAGTAGCAGCATCTACAACTACCGATATCGCAGTAGTGGTGTGCGGGAATCGGGTGGAAGTCACGGTTCAATTAGGTTGTGTAGCACGCGTCTTCTGGCGCTGCAACGTGCACGGAACCAGTTGGAGCAGAACGTAGCTGAAGCCCTGGCAAGGCTGGATGCTGACATTGAAGCCGAGCTCGCCAACCCGACGCCACATCCGGAGGCAGCATGAACCTCGAACAGATCGACACCAGCACGACGGCGGGGAAGGCCGAGGTCATGCGGCTTGCGGCTGAGGGGAGGAGGGTTGCGTTTCGATGTGGCGCTCTGGCGCGCTGGTATGAGTCGCTAAATAGCGCCTGGGATTGGCTCACTTACGACTACGCCATCATCGCTGAGCCGGTTGGGCCGGATGAGGTGTGGGGTCTCGTTCACGATGACGGTTCTGTCCTTGCCCTATCTTCAACCCGCCTTGAAGCGTCCGAGCGTCAATCGCTTGTGCGCTACATCCGCGCCGACCTCGCCGGGGAGGGCAAGTGATGGTCGCATTTATCTGCACGATTGTGATTCTTAGCCTCGCTCTGCTTGCTTGGGCGTCACGCATGAAGTGGGCTAACGATGTTACCTACGATCAGCGGATCGCGATGATTGGGGAATGGGATCTTCTTCTGGAAGACAGCTATCTTCCAGCCCTGTGGTCTTTCCAATCAGTTAGCTACTCATCTCACCTGCGCGAGGTGTTCTGGGGAAGAGATCCGTACAAGCTCTATCCGCATATGCGTGGGGTGAAGTGATGGACGCCATCGAGAAGCGGGCGCGGGAGCTGTTGGCTGCTGAGTACGCAAAGGGACAGTTCCGTGCATACGCGCCAGAGATCCGAAACGGTACAACCGTTGCCTTTGATGAAGAAATCAGGGCAATTGTCGCCATCATCGCCGCCCTCACGCCACAGTGGCAGCCGATTGAGTCGGCGCCGAAGGATGGGACGTTCTACCTCGCCACGAACGGGAGGGAACAGCGCGTCGAGAACTGTCCGGAAGGTCATGTGGCGGGGATCTGGCACCGCATCAATGGCGATTGGCGCGGATCTGCGCTCGGCGATGACAGCACACACTGGCATCCCCTTTCCGCTCCGCCGGAGGCGCCGAATGTCAATGACTGAAGTAGTAGAAGAATCGCTGAAGGCTGATCCCAGGTTCCGGAATTTGACGGTGATGCCAATCGAATATGAGCAGGAGTGCGAATGTTGCGATGGAGTTGGTCACGTGGATGAAACTCTTGGCGGATTCGCATTTGCCAACCCAAAAGCACAATGCCCTGACTGCGATGGGTGGGGCTGTAAGACAATGAGGAAATTCGGATGACCAAGGGTGACAAGATCAAGCTACGGGCCGAGTTGGCTGGGAGGGCCATGGCGGCAATGATCGGCGAGCGTGAGCGGGTAGGGCGTGATTTTGGCTTTCAACCGTTGCCAGAGATTGCATTGGGCGCTGTCATGGCAGCAGATGCCCTAATGGCTGAGCTAGGGATCAGCATCGAGGACTGAGGTATAATCAGGCAAAAGGATAAGGAGAGGGTGATGAAAGAATGGGACCGGCAAGTATTCATCGCTGAGACTGGCATTGATCCTGCTGCCGAAGAATCTAAGCAGGATGTTGGCAGAAAAGAGCTACATAGGCTTAAGGCGCTAGACCGCTGCATCAATGAGCTAGGTCAGTTCATAGATGAAGAGCAGGGTTGGGGTCTAGATGAAATGACCGAGCAGGCATTCCTGACCGCAATCGAGTCAATGAGGATGCGAAAGGAGAGGCAAGTTGATGAGTAGGATTAAGCTATGGTCTTTCTACCAATTCATGGCATGGGCCAGTCTGTTTAATCACCGGCTGCATATGGTGACGGCATGAGCCATTATGAGTGGGTCTCAATTGATTCAGAGGCACCAAGGGATATGGAAATTGTTGCATTTTGGGTTGAGAGCCAGATGCAGAATGTTCCTGGGCGAGCATACTTTGGTAGATTCCTAGGCGAAGGCAGATATGATCTAGGGAAATACATGGATAGTTACATTGATAAGGGCCTAATTACGGTCACTCATTGGCTCAGGTTCCTTGGCCCGGATGGGCAGAGCCCCGAGGGTCGATGATGATTAAGCTAGGCAAGCCATTCAAGATGTTGCCTTTGGCTAGGAAGGGGTAAGAGATGGATATTGAAGGTAAGTACACCCTGCCTAATGGCGAGGTTCTAGAGGTTCACGTCAACGTCGCTGTGAACACATGGAAAGATGGCGAGTGGCGTAGCTTCCATGAGGTTAGCGAGTCGGATTTCTGGCTATGCATGCGAGAGATGGAAAAGCAGGGCGCCATCACTTTTGAGCCAAATGAGAGGAAGGTAGATGAGTAAGGTAGTAGAGACTAAATATGGGCGAGTGGCGTTTATTGACTCAAAGAGGTATTTTGAGGATGGATTGTTCAAGGGGTCGATGGGTGAGGTTTCAAAGAAAACCGGCGCTAATTACGTTCTTCTACTTGGTGACAAGGTGAAGGAAGAGGATATTAGTGTAGAGAAGGCTGAGGAATTGGTTGAGATAGTTATGAATGCCACTAAGCGACCTTATAAGGTGATCGATGATGGGCGTAGCAACTGAAGTAAATTGCCTGCGCGGACTAATCGACCTGTATTGGGATATTGCCTATCAGGAAGGTAAGGAAGGTCGGACGCATGACACTGAATGCGGTAAGGCCCAGCGATGCAGGAGTGCTATTGAGCTAGCACTAAAGCGGCTAGAGGAAGCAGTTAAGCAATAATTGATGTACTATCGATATATCGAAAAGAGATAGGATTAGATATGAGGCCCAAGGGTCTACCTAAAACTGGCGGCAGACAGCCTGGGACGCCCAACAAGGTAACTCGGGAGTTCCGCGAGACTGTGGCACGTCTGCTAGAGGACAACGCTGAGAACGTCGCTGAGTGGCTCTCACGGGTGGCAGCAGATGACCCGGATAAGGCATTGCAGCGACTTGCTCAGTTGGCTGAGTACGCAGCGCCTAAGCTGAGCCGGTCTGAGGTTCGGGCTGAGGTCGAGAACAAGGGCCAGCCTGTTATTAACCTGACACTGACGAAGGGCAATGGCGGGACTTGATCTAAGCCTTCACGCTAAGCAGACAATTGCCTACGAGTCGGTAGCTACAGAGATTCTTTACGGCGGGGCGGCAGGAGGTGGCAAGAGCCACCTTTTCCGCGTGGCGTCAATCATGTGGTGTTCGTCGGTTCCTGGCTTGCAGGTCTATCTGTTCCGCCGACTGTTCGATGACCTATATAAAAACCACATGGAAGGTCCGACCAGCTTTCCGGCCTTGCTTGCGCCTTGGATTGACGCAGGCCATGTGAAGATCAACTATTCCAAGAACTTCATTGAGTTTTGGAATGGGTCAAAGATACATTTGTGTCACTTGCAGCATGAGAAGGATGTAATCAAGTATCAGGGCGCTGAAATCCATGTGCTGCTTATGGATGAGCTAACCCATTTCTCTGCGCCGATGTACCGCTACCTGCGTGGCCGTCTGCGCCTTGGCGGTCTATCTGTACCGGCTGAGATGAAAGGACTATTCCCGCGCATCCTCTGCGGTAGCAACCCTGGCGGACCGGGCCATAATTGGGTTAAAGCATCATTTGTCGATAATGCCCCTCCTCTTGCCATCAAGCATATGGATAAGAAGGAGGGCGGTCTAAAGCGGCAATATATCCCTGCGCGCCTAGACGATAACCCCACCCTCATGGAGAACGATCCCGACTATGCGGATCGACTAGAGGGCTTGGGTAACGCCGCGCTGATTAAGGCGATGCTTACTGGCGACTGGAACATTGTTGCTGGCGGCGCATTCGATGACGTGTGGTCTGCCCGTGCTGTCGTGCCTTCGTTCCATATTCCGCATAGCTGGCGTGTGGATAGGTCCTTTGACTGGGGCAGTAGTCATCCATTCTCTGTAACGTGGTGGGCTGAGGCTGACGGGACAGAGGCTAAGCTGCCTAATGGTGACGTTTTCTGCCCGCCGCGTGGATCGTTGGTTATGTTCGGCGAGTGGTATGGCGCAAAGGGGGCGAACGAGGGCCTGAAGATGAGTCCGCGAGACGTTGCGCTAGGAATTAAGCAACGCGAGGATCAGATGATCCAGGCCGGTCAGATCAGGACTAAGCCCAAGGCTGGCCCTGCTGACAATCAAATAAGCGCAGTATCCCAGCCTGGGACGCCAACTATTGCCGATGAAATGGCTAGCGCTGGCATTAAGTGGGAGAAGTCCGACAAGGCTCCGGGAACCCGCAAGATCGGCCTTGAGTTGCTAAGATCGCGCCTAAAGGAAACAGCAAAGGAGCATCCAGAGCGCCCAGCCATTTACTTTATGGAGCATTGCCGTAGTATTATCTCGCATCTTCCTGTTTTGCCACGCGACCCTAAGAACCCTGATGATGTGGATACCTCTGCTGAGGACCACGATTACGACGCAGTTAGGTATCGAGTTCTGGCAGAAAAGAGCAGATACAATCTAAATGGCGCACTTTGAGGTAAGCATGGGTAATCCAGTGAAACTAACTGACGGCCTAGAGAACTACACAGCTAACCTTGGGACTAGCCGAGACAAGGCCGCTCACTCTGGATTTGTGCGAAGCTACTATAGCGACCCGCAGCTATTGGTTAATTACCAAGAGAGTTGGGCTGCAGCTAAGATTGTAGACATTCCGGCTAGGGACGCCACTCGCGCATGGCGTAGCTGGCAGGCGGAATCCGATCAGATTAACAAGATTGAAGCCCTAGAAAAGCTTCACGACCTACAGGGTAAGGTGGAACATGCATTGATCCTGGCGCGTCTGTACGGCGGCGCTGCGATCTATATCGGAACTAATCAGTCATCCGACCCGAGTAAGCCGCTTGTCGAGAATGAGACAATCCGTTATCTGCGCGTCCTGCCTAAGAGTCAGCTATCGGGCGGAGATGCCGACCTAGACCTTGAGTCTGAATACTTCGGCCAGCCATCTTTTTACCAGCTAGCGAGCCAGGACAGATTCCTACAAATCCACCCCTCTCGGCTAGTCCGCTTCATCGGTAAGCGAGTGCCTGAC